CCGATTTCCATGCCCTTGAGCATCTCGGCAGACTCCATCTTCTCTCTCTCAACATCAGCCCTGAGTGCTGCCTTCTTGAGATCCGCTGCAATTCGAGCAGCATCGCTCTGCATCTTGGCCTGAACCTTCGCCTCATCAATGTCAAGCTGTCGGTTCTGCTGCTGGACGACGGGATCCTTCATCTTCTCCATCTGTTCCTTCAACTGCATTTCTGCCACATCACGACCAAGGAGGCGGCTACCAGCTTCAGCAACGAGCGAAGAAATTCTAACCTCAACGTCTCTCGGGAGGGGTTCGCCATAGGGCGGAAGCTCCACGCCCATTTCCTTTTCGATCTCTCTTCGATATTTGAAGCCAAGATGCTCAATCACATGAGCAGCAAGCGAAGCTTCAATCTGCCCAGCCTTGGGAGAGTTCTGAACGATCTCCTGCATCTTCGGGTCCTGGGCGGCGTCAAGATGAACTTGGATATGAGCATCATGATCCTGCCAAGCGAATGCTCTAACGGGATCAGTCTTTAGGATATTCATGTTTTCAGAGACAGGATCAATCGGCTTCACATCCTCATCGGTCGGAACGATGTCTTCCGCATCCTGAATTCCCAGAACATCAAGCATCTGACGGTGGAGTTCGGAGAGGTTGTAAAGCTGCGGAGCAGTAGAAGCCAACTGTAATGCTGCCTGATACTGCATAATGCGCTGGGCCATCGTGGAGGAGTTGGGATCACTGACGGGGATCACGTCCATGCGACCGTTGAAGTCGTCGGTCTTCATGACATCGCCGCCATCGACCTCCCACTCGTAATCCTCAGGCATGTAATCCCGCACGATGCCGGAAAGAATCTTGAACTCCTTTTTCATGGAGTAGTGGATTCTGGCCTGAATCGCGTTCATCACCTTCATGGATCTTTCAATGATTGCCAGCGTGGTTCCCACAGGAGCCTGCTGGTTCATATCGGAGATCTTCATATCGGTGATGGAAGCAAACCTTCTACCTTCCTCTACGATGTTCTGGAGAAGCTGGTAGAGAACATTCGAGGGCTCCTTGTACGGAAGGAACGTGATGTTGTCTCTGATCGCACCACCCGGAACATCAACGTCCCTGAACTCTCCCGGCATGATCGGTGAGTCGTCACCCTTGATTCTAAGACCTCTAGCCTTGAGCCCGCCGGGGAGGTTCGCAAGCGTTCCAGAGTCAACAAGCTGGCGCAGCAGCGAAGTGGCCGACTTGGCAATGCCTCCGATAAGATGGATCAGGCCAAAGCCATAAAAGCCCATGCCCGGAAGGTATTCGTAATGAACGAAATGATTCCTTCTCATCTTGTTGGGATCACTCTCCATCCAGTTTCTTCGGATGGAAAGGATCTCAGAATTAGTGGCATCGACCGTGATGACATAGGGAAGGGCAACGCCCGTGGGATCCCCATCCTTCATGTCCTCAAAGCCTTCGAGATCCCAGTCGAGGTGCATCTCGTAAAGGAGGTGCCGGTCACCTGCCTCGTAAGACGGCGAGTCCCCAGTTAGATCGTCGTACTCTTCCTGAATGTCCGAGTTGTCCACGCTGCCAGCGGAAAGCTCCGTGTCTCTGTAGAAACCAGAGACCTGAAGCTTTCTCACTTCATTGGCAGTCTTCTTCATCACATGGGTAACGCGCTCCGCCATCTCCAGGGAGGGCGATCCATAAGCAACAAGAAGATCTTCTGCGGGGATAAACATGGAACAAGGTCGATCCATAGTGGGATCCCAATAAACCTTGCGGAAAGCCGAACCGGCAAGCGCGAGATTGAAAAGCATCTTCTCTGTTTCAGAGCGATACTCAGGCATCTCCTCAGTAATCAAGTAGTTCATATACTCCTTGACTCTGTACGCCTGCTTTTCCTTTTCATCAGTCATCTTCCCAAACATCTTGACCTTCACAGGGCCGTCGTTGGGAAAGATCTCGGTAATTGTCTGCGCCTGGAATCTGACAACTGCTTCTGCGAGAACTGGATGCTGAACACCACAAGCTCCCGGCCACGGCGTAGAACGGTCCTCAATCTTCATTCCAAGCTGCTTGAGACCTTCGATATAGGTCTCTTCCCAGTCCTTTCTGGAATCGACATCAGATCTAGCCAAACCAATCAACTCAGAGGCAAGTCTGCCAAGCTCTCTGTCATCCATGAACTCTGCGAGATTCGCATCGAAGTCCATAGCCATGTCCATCGAAGCATCAGGATTGAAATCAATCAGCATCCCACCATCTTCCGTCTCAACAATAACGGAATCAGGATTGTTGATTTCAATCGAGATTTCCTCTTCCGCTGCTTCCTGCATCGGGAGAAGGGGAGTATTCGGATCTAATGCAGATTCGATTGCCATAGTTACCTAGTAAGGCGAGTACGCCTGCTTTGGTTCATAAACAAGATCTTCATCTGTCTGGATAGGGATGAAGCCACCTTGTCTAAATCTAAGAATTGCTTGTGTCGATGAATCAACGAGGTCATCGTGGGCAGATGCCCCAGGGAATCCAGCAAACTGTTCAATAACTTCTTCTGCGAACCATGTGTTCGGAGCCCATATAACTCCGGATGCGAATAGATCGGAAACAGAATTAACTCTTGCAATCTTGTCTCTGCCTCTAGACGGCACATATTCACTGACTGGTATCCCCATCTGTCGAAGCTCGAATATAAGCGGGGATCCTGCTGCCTTTGCCTCAACGATACAGGCATCTGGTTGCCAACTCTGATAATGATCGAACGCGGTCTGCTTTAACTCAGGAAACTCCATTCTTTCCTGAAACGCATTTAGAAGAATCAGATTCGGACGAAGCTTCCCGTCATGGTTGTCATCGCTGTAGAAAACTCCCCAAGTTGTGCAGGCAGAGTAATCTGCTCTTTCTGACTTGAGGAACGCTGTATCCCATGACTGGATGACAAATTCACACTGAGGAGGATCTTGCCCCTCCCAAGTTCTCCACCACTCTCTCTTTATAATCGCCGCTTCATCTGCTGTGGGATCCTGCTGGTACTGAGCAGACCACTTCGATGCAGGAAGTTCAGATCTAACCTTTTCTAATTCATCTTTAGACCAGAACTCAGGCCACAGCGGATTTCCAGAAGGAAGGATTGCTGGAAACTCAATCACCTTCCACTCGTCTGTGCCTTGTCTCTCCGCCGAGTTTCTAAGTAGCTGGCCGGTTAGATCTCTCTGGGACCACCGAGTCGCTACCTGAATGATCCGTCCACCAGGCTGCAATCTCTGTCGAGGGCCTGAGGTGTACCACTCGTACACCTTGTCAAATACTCCCGCGTCCCCCATCTGGGCCTCCTGCTCCGAGTGGGGGTCATCGATGATCAGAAGGTCTGCACCCTTTCCTGTGACAGCGCCACCAACACCGATTGCGAAGTATTCCCCGCCGTGACTTGTTGCCCATCTGCCTGCTGCCTTGGAGTCAGATCTCAGGGCTACACCCGGAAAGATCTTTTTGAATTCATCTGTATCGAAAAGGTTTCTCACCTTTCGACCAAACCCAACTGCAAGTTCCGCAGTATGAGCAGTCTGAATCACTTTCTTTTCAGGAAAGTTCCCAAGGAACCAAGCCGGGAGAAGGTAGGAAGCAAACTCAGACTTTGTGTGCCGGGGGGCCATGTTGATGATCAATCTCTTCTCATCTTCCATGACCACTTCTTGAAACGCTTCACCCATGATTCTGTGATGAGAGCCTTCAATAAATGCAGGCCAAACCACAGATACAAAGTCCATGAAGTTTTCTCTAGCCTTCTTGTACTTCTGGATCTCCTCTAGCTTGTTAACGATGTCGAGGACTTCTTGCTTGTCCTCATCACTGAGCTTGTGTAGATGCGGAAGAACAGCCGCTATTTCAGGCTGTAAACCATCTATCACTTATTTTTCTTCTTCCAACGCTCCATAGCAGCATCATACTTCCGTCTTTCGCCGGGAGTCATGCGAGCGCCACGCTGGAATCTTCGCTTGTTCGGCTTTCCAGTGTTCTCCATCATCTTTCCAAAGAAAGACTTCTTCTTGGTCTTAGTGCTTTCAGAGGAGGGGCTACTGCTCTTCTTCGCCGTTGCCTTCTTTGCAGCCTTCTTGGGTGCAGACTTGGCAGCAGGGGTTCTGGCTTTAGCCTCCCTGCCGACCACAGGGTCTATAAAACGTTTCTTCACATTTTCCCAAGAACCAAGCGGGTCATCAAAAGTCTTCTTACCTTTTCTCTGATCGGCAGTTAAAGCCTGCTTGCCTTTCGCTGCCGACCCACCGTTGCCTCGGTTAGAAGCAGCACTACTTCTCGCGCCAGCACCCCGACCACCCATCTTTCTCCCGCGAGAAGCAGGCCCCTGACCGGAGGACTGAGTTCCCTTTCTCTGGCCGGTAGTCGCAGCCTGCTTACCCCTCGCGCCCATCTGTCTGCCACGGGCGCCGGGGCCAGATCGCTGACCGGAAGACTTGGAAGAACTTCCACCAGAAGGCTTATTAGGAGAGGTCGCAGAAAGCTTGCCTTCCTTACTATCCTTCACCCTTTTAGCTTTTCGTGCTCTTGCTTCAGCACGTTCTCGCTGGCGCTTTCTAGCTTCAGTCTCTAAGGGCATTTTGATCTCCTAAACCAAAATCTAATTTTGGACAAAAAAAGGCGCTCAACCCCCGGAAAGGGAACGGGGGGAGCGCCATGAGGGAAAAGTATGGTATCCTCCTACCTATACTTTTTTCCCGATTATATTTTATTGGAAACTTGACATTCCGTCAAGGTCAAAAAGGAAAACAATGTCAATTCAAGCTGTCCGAGTTCAAGATTCCTGGGATTTCATATCTCCTCACATCGACAAAATTATGTCGGATCTGCCCTGGAAGGATTTCAGGAAGGAAGATCTCTACGCATCTTGCGCTGGCGGCACCGCCGCGATTTTTATTGACACCGACTTTCCCTTGGGGGAAAGCTTTTTCATTGCTCGCATCGACGAGAACAACTCCACTGGCGAGAAGGTGCTGTTTCTCTGGATTGCTCACTCCAAGGCTCCTGAGACCGCTGGCCGGGTGCATGAGATCATTGCAGACATGGCCGCCAACTCCGGCTGCAACGCTGTGGAGTTCATCACGGGCAGTAAGGAAGTGATGGAGCACGGGGCGGAACATGGATTCGACAAGGTGCTGTACCGCTGTCGAAGGGAAGTGGAGCCTAGAGCGCCGCAAATCGAGGAGTAATCTGCCCACTGGAGCGGATCATGCCGCTGAAAACTCTCTACTGGCAACAGTTACAGTCTCACTTGGTGGACTCTTGGGAATTCCAGTTTCAAAGAGTGGGATCTGAGGAGTGGGAGTGGGTCATCCGGGTAGATCCTGTAGATGAATGCTTAGAATGCTGCTCAGAATGCTTTCAAGCGGTTGTGGAACTCCCTGAGACAGCACTCTTGGTGAGGTCTAGGGCTCTTGGCGACCAGGGTCCAACCTTATGGTCTAACCGTCTTCCGATTTACTTGCCGGAGCCTGCCTTCACCCTTGGCGCGGTGATAGGTATTTTGTTCATACTATATATTTCGGGGCGAAGAAAATGCCGAAAGTGGTTCTGGTAGAGGGAAACCTCAAGAGAATCCATGTTAATCAGCACATTATTAAATCAAATCAGAAAAATAAAGAAAAAAACCCTGTATACACCGTTAAACACAACGGTTCTGTATACAGGGCTAAAGATTTAACAGTGTCAGGAGATCTAGATTTTATATATAGGCCAGAAAAGCCGCTCTCCTGCGGCGCTAGATGCTGGGGAGAGACTAGAGGAAGGGTTGTATTGAAAACTTAAACCAACCGTTTCCTAGTATGCTCTGCTTACTCCTACGAAGATCTGCAATCCCAGCAGATCTTTAAGCTATGCAGGTTCCGAGGCATAGTCATATGCACTCTCAAGCTCCGAGGCATAGTCATATGGGAGCATACTCGTATGAGAGCTAAGACATATGGGAACATACTAGGAAATTCTGATAGCTGTCAATAGCTTTACTGCGTAAATTTTATCGGTTTGTGAAAATTTGCAAAAATTTTACAAAGCTCTGGGACTCCTAAGGGAATCCTAGAGCTTTTTTTATTTGTATATAACTACAACCTCAGCCAGTTTCATGAAAATTGGTTGTCGAATATGCAAAACAGTGTGTAAGGCAATTCATTGACCACGCCTCGCTCACAGGGGGTTCCCCCCTTCGCCTTCGGGCTCCGCAGGATCCTCGGGAGTCCCGTCACATTCTGGTGTTACACTCGAAGGTGTTATCTCTATAGGCTCCGGCAACACGCTAGCTAGCTTCGATCGAAGCGAGTCGAGCAAGCTATCCGCATCGGTTCCCCTATCCGCTTCCGCATCGTCGTCGAATGCTCCGCATGCCTTCCCCAGTAACTCCAGCGCTCGCACCCTTGAGGCGTCGCTACCTTCTTCCGCTTCCCTCGCGAGACGTTCCAGCACCCACCGCCGTCGGCTTCCCCTGGAAGGCAGTTCCCTAGCCTCTATCGCTTTGCTTTCCGCTTCTATCAGTGGGGCGACAGTGGGGCTATGCGCCACCCGTACCGCTTCGCGCCGTATCGTCTCACGTTTCCCGTTCGTCTCGTATGCGTCCGCATATGCGTCCGCGAGCGTAGAACCCTCGGCTACTAGCCTCGCGAATCGCTTTTGTTTACCCGTTCCGCCTTTCATATCTCGCGCCCCCGGTCAAGTAGGAAAAGCAACACACTAGCAGAATTAAAAAATAATTCGATTTAGTGTCAATTTGATCTTTACACGAGCCGATAAATATGGATAATCCGATTGTTCCATTGTTTCTCTCATACTCTGAAAGGTTACTTACCATGTCTAAGACTATTGACTTCGCTTCCGCTTCCGCTTCGCTCGTTTCCCGCCTCGATCGCTCCGCCTCTAAGCTTGTGAAGCCTACCCGAGACGGAATCGCAGCCTGCGTCCGGTTCATCCTTGAAACCGGCGGAATTCAGGACGGCCGTCGGAAGAAGGGGAACGAGCCCGCGATCCCGTCCACCCGACAGCTACTCGTGAGCGCTCTCATCGAATCGGAATTCTGCTATTCGCAGTCTGCTGCCTGCAACTTCGCCGATATCGCGCTCGCCATCGTTCGGGGGGATATCGCCGGGATCAACATCGCGGGAGCCGGTCCGGTACTCGCGGAGCGTACCGTTCGCGCCGAATTGCTTCCCGATGCCACCCGAGCGGGCGAATTCGTGGCCCTCGTGCGAGGGGCTGATGTGAAGCCGAAGAATGCGAAGAAGGGGAAGAAGGCCGCGAAGAAGGCGGACCGATCCAAGTCCGATGCGGAATATGAGGCCGACGCGCTCGCCGCCATCGACCTCATGTCTGAAGTTTCGGAGGAATTCGCCGCGAAGCTCGCCGAGGCTGTCGCCGCGAAGATGGCATAGCCAGCACCCTCCGGGGTGAGGGCTTCGGCCCTCGCCCCTTCTGGGGGGTTTCTCATACGCTCCGGCGTATCAGAAATGATCCAGAATTAATTTTTAATTCCTGATTCGAGGATTCCGATGGCTCTCAATCTCTCCGAAATTCCGCCGCAGGTTCGGCTGCCCTCCGGGCGGTATGTCAGAGCCGATAGGATCAAGCGCGATCCCGATGGGACACTAGTAGAAGTGGTGCCCGCCGCCGATCCGCGCAAAGCGCCCGACGCGGTTAGGGTGCGACCGACCGGGCAGGCGAGACAACAGCGAATCAAGCGATCGACTGCCCGGGCCGATGCCGCCGTCGATGCCATGAAAGCCGATGCCCTAGTCCGGGAGTGTATGGACCC